CACCCAGTAGCCGACGTCCTGCACCTGGTGCCACGCCGCGTTGTCGCCGGTGGCGTTGGTGATGTAGAGCTTCTGCGTCGAGTTCAGGGGCTTTCCCACCGAGATCACGCCGTTGAACAGGGCCAGGTCGATCACCTCCTGGAGGGAGGCGAGGATCTGGGCGCGGCCGGTGGAGTTCGCCGAGACCCGCGAGAGGGCCAGCAGCAGGTTCATCAGCCGCGCCGTGCAGGCCGACTTGAACCAGATCTCGTTGCAGTAGGTGTTCTGGTCCGACGGGTCGCTCGCCAGGCCGAACATAAGGCCGCGCTGGTAGAACGAGACGTTCTGCCCGGCGCTCTGGGTGCGGCCGTAGTAGTTCACCAGCAGGGAGTCGTAGAGGTCGGCGTCCCCGTCGGTGGTCACCGACGGGGTGAGGTCGAACTCCTGGAACATGAAGTTCTGGACCGCGCTGCGGCCGTTGTAGTTGGTGGCGGCGAGGATCATCATCGGGCACATCTCGGGATACTCGGCCGCCAGCGGGGCGAGCGTCAGCGTGCTGCCTCCGATTCCGCGCAGGGCCGAGCTGAGGGCGGAGGCGTTGGAGGCGGTGCACGGCACCGAGTACATGAACTTCACGTTGCTGGGCAGCGAGTCGTTCCACTCGGCGGCCGAGACGACCTCGTCGAGGGAGAGCGCGTCCATGAACGCGAAGCTGCCGAAGTTGTCGTTCGTGTTGTTGAGCTGGGTGAGCATGTCGGGGATCGTCCGGGCGCCCTGGCCGTTCGAGAAGATCGCGCCCGCGAGCCAGCCGAGGGGCGAGGCCAGGTCGTTGCTCACGGCCGCCGTCACCGCGACGGAATCGTCGCCGGAGGCGCCGGAGGTCAGGTTGAAGGAGCCGCGCGTGGCGTCGAAGGCCACCGTCGCCCCCGTCCAGGCGGAGCCGCCGGAAGAGTACGCGCGGATGGCGGTCTGGATGATCCCGGCCACCGCGGACAGCGAGCCCGCCGCCGAGCAATTGATCCCGGTCAGCGTGTGGGTGGCACCGCCCAGCGTCAGCGTGAAGGAGCCCGACGAGATGGCCGTGAATGCGGGGAGGAGCGCGGGATTCGGCTTGCCGTAGATGCGGGACGGGACGTCGGCGTCCTCGTTCCAGAACCAGAAATTCAGGGCCTGGGGGGAGGTCACGTTCTTGCTCACCCAGCCGAAGTAGAAGGTCGCCCGCTTGTATTCGTCCGAGGTCGTGCCGAAGTACGAGCCGACGTTCGCGGCCGAGGCGAACGACAGGAACGTCCCCGTCGGGCAGAGCGGGTTGGTCGTGATCAGCATGGCGTTGAGCTGCCGGACGCCGAGGTTCGCCCCGGCGCCGACGCCGGAGGTCACGCGGATGTAGCGGGATATGTCGATCGACATGGGTGGCTCCTTAGATGGGGATGATCTGGTATTCCTCGATCGCCACGACCGGCGAGGTCGTGACGACGACGCGGTCGTGGGTGAAGGTCGCGTCGAAGGACGGCGACGCCTCGAACCGCTGGCGGTCGTCGAGGAAGTAGGGATTGCGTACGTCCGTCACGCGCAGCACGCCGACGCCCCGCGCCTCGAAGGCGGCGATGGCCGCCGAGGACTGGAGCGTGTAGGCCGCGAGGTTGAGCACGTCCGAGGCGGTGTATTGCCGCGGGGCCTTCGGGTCCTGGGTCGCCAGCGCCGAGAACTGGAAGGTCGTCTCGTACTTCTGCAGCTCGGTGTGGACCATCCTGGAGTTCTGCTCGTCCCACGCGTCGCTGACGCGCGGGAAGCCGACGCGGCGGTCGCCGATCTTGTAGAGATAGCCGGTGGGCTCCGTGTTGGCGCCCTGCTGGGTGGGCTGGAACGCCTGCTTGATCGGCAGGCCGGGGATTCCGGCCGCAGCCTCCTGCGCGATGATCGTGGCGCGGATCAGGGCGATGAGTTCGTTGTCGAGCATGGCGCGTCCTCTCTGGTTGCCGGCGTCAGCAGGGCACCTGGACGCAGAGGATCTGGTCCCAGCCGTCGATGCCGTGCCACGGGGTCGCCGACAGTACCTGGTATTTCCGCCCCTGGAACACGACCTGGTCGCCGGAGACGTCGCGCGTGACGTCGATGAACTTCCGCGGGGCGTAGACGTTGATGTAGTTGCTCTGGAATTCCAGCCCGTAGGCCTGGTAGAGGTTCCGGGGGACGGGCTGGATGCTGCCCTGCACCCTGACGGGAGGGCAGTATTCGGCCACGTCCTCGCCGATCTCGTTGGTCGTCCGCGATTTGAACTTGTAGTAGGTGAAGCTCTGCTTCGCGATCACGGTCTGGGCGGCGGAAAGCAGATTTGAGCCTGGTATCACTTGGCCTCCGTGACGTGCGTGAGGGTGGTGATCAGCAGGCCCGTGTCGAAGAGCGGCTTCGTGGGCGTGCCCGCCGCGAGCTTGTAGCCCGGCTGGTTCACGCGGGAGGCGGCGATGCCGACCGTCTGACCCGTCACCTTCAGCGAGGGGTCCTTGTGCTTCATCGCCCGCAGCTCCAGCGTGATCGGCGAGAGCGGGGGCGAGGTGATTTGATTGATGGTCTCCTTCACGTCCTCCTGCGCGCGCCCCCCGATCGCGTCCATGACCTGGAAGGCGGTGCGGTCGCCCCGGAGGATCGCCTTCGCGCCCTGGGCGGCGTACCCGGCCCATGCGGTCCGCTCCTGCATGATCGTGGGGCGGAAGAAAGGGCGGGGCGGGGTGGAGCCGTGGCCGTATTCGTTCAGTGACGCGGCGTACGCTACGGGGACCCCCGTTTCGTACTTTGCGCCTGGAAACCATCCGATCTTCGTCTCGACGCGGGCGAGTTCCTTCAGGCGAAGTTCCAGCGTCTCGAAGGCCTTGGGATTCGATCGCTTCACGCCAGCCATCAGAAGCCGTTCCCGAACCAGAACCCGGCGCGGCCGGGCACGGCGGTGGAGGCGTAGAAGCCGCCGACGCTCGCCACGCTGAGCAGGGCGAGCAGCTGCTTGCCGTACGGCGACTGGTTGAGCCAGTACTGCCAGTTGTTCCCCGAAGGGGGAGGTTCCAGCGTCACGCTCACCTTGTCGATGGTCGCCCCCGTCACCACCCCGCCGACGTCGCCGGAGGCGATCTGGTCGTTGAGGAAGGCGACGTGGGCCGTCATCAGGTTGAGCGCGAGCGTCCGCTGGGCGACGGTCATCCCGCCGCCGTAGCATCCGCCGCCGCGGTTCGAGATGTAGGCCGTCGCCGCGTCCCAGTAGGCCTGGAGGGCGACGGTGGAGTGTCGGCCAACGTCCGCGAACGCGGGGTAGGCCTGCCGGAACGCGACCTCGTGGAAGTGGATCACGCCCGACACGGGAAGCCTTTAGGCGGCCTTCGACTTCTTGTTGGTCTTGGGCTCGATCGCGGTCAGGCCGTCCTTGGCCGGCTTGTCGCTGAAATCCTGCGGCACGATCGGGCAGGCGTCGGTCTTCTGGTCGCGGGTCACCATGTCGGCGGCCACGACCTCTGGGTCGAGCTTGCTCTTCTCGACGCGGATGTAGCCGTTGGCCATGTGCTGCTTGAAGGAGAAGTTCTCCTTCAGCCACGCGAAGTCCTCGTCGGACACCGCCGTGTGGACGCCCAGCGGCGTGCCCAGGCGCTTCTGGTGGACGCCCGATCCGCCCTTGACGAGCACCGAACGCTCGGCGACGTTGACGCCGCGCGGCCCGTGCTCGCTGTATCGGATGTATTCGTTGTCGTTGGCCAGAGTGCTGTAGATATGGTACATGCGGTGTGACTCCTTGATAATGAACTAAATTCCGCTATAGCGGACTACGGCGAAAGGCCGCTTACACAAAGTCCCCGCCGTGGCGTTGGAGTAGTCCTCCTCGTAGCCCTTGGTCATCTGCTGGACGCCGAGCACCTGGAACTTCGCCGGGACGAGCTGGGCGAAGGTCTTGCCGTCGTCCGACGACAGGTCCGTCACCGAGTCGGCGAAGAGGTAGAACACGTTCGAGCCGCCGTTGGCCGCGTTGAGCTGCGGGGCGGAGACCACGCGGCATTTCGGGTAGGTCTGGCGCAGCCACTCGCGGACGCTCAGGCCGAAGTCCGTGGTCACCGAAAGGTACTGGTAATCGGCGGTCGCCAGGGCCAGGGTGGTGGCGGTGACTTCCGGGTTGATCGTGTCCTGAGACTGCAGCTGGAGCTGGGCGAAGGCCGTGATCAGGTCCTGCGTGATCTGCTGGAAGTTCTTCGTGGTCCAGAGGGTCGAGCTGCCGGTGCCGGTGGCCGCCACGTTCTTGTAGGCGGGCAGGTTCGGGTCGTTCAGGAAGCCGTAGGTGAGGTTGTTGCCCGAGTTGTAGCCGTAGAAGCCCACCGCGTTGCGCTGCTGCTCGAGGACGAGGCCCGCGGACTCGCGCTTGCGGCCCGCCGTGTCGACCATGATGCGGGCGGAACGCTTCGCCTCCAGCACGTCGACGCGCATGCCGAGTTCGAAGCGGACCACGGTGCGGGGCACCCAGTTCTCGTTCCAGCTGGCCAGCGGCACGTTGGTCTGGTCGCCGTAGGGGACGGCCGTGCCGGTGTTCTCGATGATGCCCTGGACGATCTCTTCGTCTTCCCAGGAGCCGGCGGTGTTGATGCCGACGATCTCATCGATCTTGCGGGCGGCCGTCATGACGCTCACGAAGCCGGGCAGGAACTGCTGCAGGAACTGCAGCTGGACGGAGATGCTCCCCTGGGTCACGCCTCCCTGGATCGAGTCCATGCCGAAGCCGGCCTCGACGATCTTGTCGAAGCCGTCCATGCCGATGCGGGCCAGGTCGGGGTAGTGCTCCACGTTGGTGAAGTTGAGGGCGTGGACGTGTCGTGCGTCCAGCGCCGAGTGAATGGTGGTCTCTTTCATGATGGTCTATCCCTTCGGGTTGGACGTTAGTTGGTGAGCTTGATCACCGCGAGGCCGCCGGCCGTGTTGGCCGTGAACCGCGAGACGACGCAGTTCGGCACGAACAGGTTGGAGGGGCCCGTCATCGCCTCGGCGCCGACGGTCTGGCCGCTGGTGTTGAGGGTGTAGGTGCCCGTGCCGCCGACGCCGGAGCCGAACGCGGTGATCACCGTGTTGGGGGCGACGCCCGCGCCGAAGACCTGCTGGCCGACCTGGAGCGCGCCGGAGGTCAGGGTCGTCACCGTGAGGGTGTCGACGCCGCCGGAGGTGGCGATGCTGGCGTTGGAGGCCGCCCAGGCGGTGGCCGGGGCGTTGGCCGCCGTCATGACGGTGTCGGTGCCCACGGTCTGCGAGACGCTGATCGTGTAGGTGCCCGTGCCGCCCTTGCCGGTGCCCAGCGCGGTGATGCGGGTGCCGGGGGTGACGCCGGTGCCGGAGATGATCTGGCCCACGGCGATCTGGCCCTTCGAGATCGCGCTCACGGTCAGCGTGGTGGTGCTGATCTGGGCGGTGAAGCTCGTGGTCGGCGTGACGCTGTTGAGCGCGCCGGTCAGCGGGTCGTAGGTAACGAGGT